GTGGACAAACTGTGTTGTCTGGCGCCACTCCAGCGTTAACCGGAGCATCAGTAAGTGTCACTGGTACAGTCACTGCCGCCAGTGTGGTGGGTGGAGTTATTACAGGATCAAGTTCTAGTGTCACTGGTACTGTGACTGCCGCCAGTGTGGTGGGTGGAGTTATTACAGGATCAAGTTCTAGTGTCACTGGTACTGTGACTGGTTCAACTGGTGCGTTTAGCACTGGCACTGTAACATTGGGTAATATTGTCAACGCAAACGGCAATGCTGTGGGCAACATTGGTAGTTCATCAAACTACTTCAACACTGTGTTTGCCAAAGCAACATCAGCACAATACGCTGACTTGGCAGAGAAATACACAGCCGACGCAGAATATGCATCAGGCACAGTGGTCATATTTGGTGGCACAGCAGAAGTCACAGTCAACGCAGTAGCAGGTGACACCAAAGTAGCTGGTGTAGTGAGTACCAATCCAAGTTACACTATGAACTCAGGACTACAAGGCGAGCATGTGGCCACAGTGGCATTGACAGGTCGTGTGCCAACACTAGTTATTGGACCAGTCCGCAAGGGTGACTTGATGGTGGCAGCAGGTCTGGGCCGTGCCAAAGCAGAAGCTGATCCTAGAGTTGGCAGTGTAATTGGTAAAGCACTGGAAGACTTTGACGGAGTAGAAGGTACAATAGAAGTGGTTGTGGGACGATTCTAAACAGGAAACTGTCAAAAATAGGGCTCTTAGGAGTCCTATTTTTTTTGGCTAAATATTGGATACTAATGGATAAACAATGGGATTAACCAAACCACGTGCCGCGCAGATATTTAATTTAGACTACAAACAGTCTACACGAGTAGTGACCACAGTCAGTGTTTCGTTGACCGGCGGTGCTCCCAGCCTAGTAGACGGGGTTAGTCTCAGCGCCGGCGACCGTGTGCTGGTCACAGCACAAAGCACAGGCAGTCAAAATGGCCTATACTATGTAGTTACACTAGGATCCGGCTCAGACGGAACCTGGGCCAGAACTAGCGACGGCAACGAAAACGGTGAAATTGAAGCCGGCATGATTGTGATGGTGACTGAGGGTGTGATCTATGCTGACACACAATGGAAACTGATCACAGATGATCCAATTACTATTGGAACTACATCACTATCATATACTCAAAACTACAGTGCAAATTCAATCGCAGGCGGAACCAGCAATGTAAGAGTATTTTCGAATGCCAGCGTTGTTATAAGTTCGGCTGGCACAGCCAACGTGTTGACCATAACTTCTATTGGAACGGTGACTACCGGAACAGCAAGTGCTACGGGTAACATCACAGGAAATTACTTCTTGGGCAATGTATTTTACGCCAATGGTATCACCGCCAGCAAAATCTATAACGGAACCAGTGAAGCCAACGTTGGAACAAGTGGTGGGAATGCCAACATCAGCATTGGTGGCACAAGTAATGTGGCTGTGTTTGCCAACACTGGTGCGTATTTTAATGGCAATCTTGTTCCAGCTACGTCAAATGTATACAGTTTAGGAAGTTCAACCAACCGCTGGGCCAATTTATGGTTGACCGGCAACACCATTTACCTGGGCAACAGTATCATCACTGAAAATGCCAGCGGCGATCTTGTGATCGACAACACAGGTAGTTTTGCGGTTCCGGTGGGCACAACTGCCCAGCGTAGCGAAGTTACCGGTGCCATACGTTATAATACCACAGTGGGTGCATTTGAAACATTTGACGGAGCAGGGTGGAATACTCTAGCTTACGGAACACAAACAGACTTTCCGTTTGGTGATTACGGCAGTGTAAGTGATGCGGCCACAACTGATGCATTTGGAGTATCTATAGCAGCCACATTTGATTGCAATGCAGAAGGCCCATTTAGCTATACCGATTTAGCTGACGGTGAAGCCTATGTCGGCGCATAAATATAGCAGTATATAAGGATAATTCATGCCAACAGTAGTCCAATTTAGACGGGGAACAACCGCACAAAACAACAACTTTCTCGGAGCCAACGGCGAAATTTCTGTCGACACCAGTCTCAATGTTTTGCGTGTTGCTGATGCCGTTACACTGGGTGGGTTTGCAATGGTTGGACAAAATTGTGTTCAAACAATTGCCAACAAAACGTATACTGGAACAAGTTTAAGTGTAACTGGCAATGTCACGGGCAGTTACATTTTTGGTAACGGTAGTCAACTAACTGGTATTGATGCAACACAAATATCTAGTGGCACATCAAATTTAAAAGTCACTACATCTGGTGGCAATATTTCGGCCAGTGTTGGTGGAACCAGTAACGTGGCTGTGTGGACCACCACTGGACAATTTGTCACCGGTCTTGTGAGTGTTACCGGCAATATCATTGGAAGCAATTTACTTATAAGTGGCGCAATCCAGGATTCTGGTCAATTGGATATTCAAACCACAGCATCCAACAGCAACATTGTATTGACACCAAACGGAACTGGCAACGTTAATATCACAAGTAACATTATGCCAACCAGTAGTAATGCTACTGCTAACATTGGTAGTGCAACTTCTAGTTGGAACACAGTGTTTGCCAAAGCCACAAGTGCTCAATACGCGGACTTGGCTGAGATGTATGTGGCTGATACCGCCTATGCTCCTGGAACTGTGGTAGAGTTTGGCGGCGACCGTGAGATAACCACCACGACCTCAACACATTCTACACAGGTAGCTGGTATCATATCCACTCAACCAGCTTACCTAATGAATGCCACACAAGCAGGGGAGCACCCGCTTGAAGTGGCCTTGGTTGGACGAGTCCCCTGTTCAGTAATTGGTACCGTACGCAAAGGTGATCGTTTGGTATCTAGTGATCGACCTGGCGTTGCCCAAGCACTCGATATCAATTTATACCAACCAGGATGCATTGTTGGTAAAGCCTTACAAGAATACAATTCAACCGAACCTGGAGTGATAGAAGTAGCAGTAGGAAGGTCATAATGCAAGCTAGATATCGCACAGACTATGCTGGCGAATTTGTAATACTAGAAACTAGGTGGGGCGCCGGTAAAAAAGATGAAACACGTGAATGGATTCCAAACCCTATCGAAAATTATCATCTGTCAGGTCGGGCAGCCTGTATTGGCAGTAACTTAGATCAGTGGCAGTTTGACTACACACGACTACAACGTCACCGCGGCGGATTATTGGGCAGTAAAAAATTACAAACTTATGGCACCGGCATGATTGCTCAACAAATGCGTCTGGACTTTGCTGTAGAAACCAACAACAATAATTTAGCTGCAATTTTAACAACAGGTTATCAACAAGACAACATTGTGTATACCACTGCACGTAATTGTATTGCTAATCCGGGAGAATTTTATTTAATTCCGTACAAACCCAGGTTGATTGATATGACCATTGCAGTGTATCTTGCTGCATTTGACGGCCATCAAGAAGTATTCTTATTGGGCTACACAGACGAATCACCGGGTGATTCATTGAATTGGCAAGCGCAACTTGCTGAAGTATTCGTAGCTTATCCTGGAGTTAAATTTTATCTAGTAGGCGAAAACACACGTATGCCCGATGTTTGGGTCGATTGTTTCAACACACAGGTTATGACCTATCTGGAGTTTATCAGTTACTGTGATGTATAAACGCTTGATTCAATAGTTAAAATTTTATTTTGTACCGCTTCAAAGTTCACAGTTGACCATAGTCCTGGATGCATGGGCTTGGGCCATGTGCCTGAATCAATCCATGCATAGCCAATATGTTCATAATTTAGCGTAGGCCGAAATTCTTGATTCACAATGCAAAAAAATGTATGATATTCAAATCCTGCATCTGTTGTAGTAAACTTTTCCAACGGCATCATGCGAACATAGTCCGGCATCGATCCAATTTCTTCTTCACACTCTCTGACAATAGTAGTCATTAGAGTTTCGCCCGATTCTACACGCCCACCTGGTAATCCCCACGATCCAGGATGCTTTGAATCATTACGCATGAGATACAGATAGCGGCGAGTGTTGGCTGCGTAAAACCAAACACCCACTGCTTTTACAATACTAGACTCCATGTGCCTCCGGGGTAAAGGCCCTGATATGATTTGATCCAATTGGTGCCAGTCCATTGGTATTGTATTTCTGTTGTGATATTTGTGACATACTGTATATTATCTGGACTTGAGTCACTGCCAAAAGAAATCAGCCACCGTGCGCCATCATATTCAACAATATCATTGGCTTGAGCAACCAATGGTTGTCCACCAGTTCCGGCCCAAGCTTCAGCGTAGCCTTCATTAAATGTTCCAGTGTTTTCGGTAAACAGGTATCTCTGACCAGCAGCTGCTGAGGCCAATCCTGCACCCGGGCCACTGCGCAGCGGATCAATCACTGACAAAACTGGTTCCAGTGTGTTGCCCGGAGTTGATCCAGAATCCACTGTAAACAGCAAGAATCGATCGTCAGTAGGATCGTAACTGACATGACCAATCACCTCGGTGCCGTCATCTTGTTCCAGTTTGATATAGCTGATGCCATCTCTCAACACGCCGTATACTCCAATAACGTTGTGCCACAGCAGGTTACTGTCAGGACTATCAGGTGGATTCAAACTGGCGTTGGATTGATCCACAACTTGTTGCTCACGCAATGCTTGCAATCGTCCAACATTGCCGGGACTGCCACCAATCAACAGGGCTTGATATCCATACGGTGTAATTACTTGACGAGTGCCCAACAACAGGTCATTGTCAAGAATAGCATTGCTGGCATCGCCATTGGCATCAAACACACTCATGACAATGCGTTCAACCACGCCTAACTTCTTGACCTTGGCCGGACTTGACAACCAGATTGGTATGCTAAACGTAAGTGTGGCTATGTCTATGGGGTTGTCAGTTCCAACTGGTATAGTTCGATTGCTCCATTTTGTTGACTCAAGATTACACACAGTAAGACTAGTCCAGTCGATAAAACTGTCAGTGCTTTGTATTTCTAATGCAGGATTAAACAACACCAGTATCTGTTCCAGGATCTGCATCTTTTGATTGGTATTTGATGTCCATATGTCCAGGGCAATGGTCAACTTGTATGGCACTGGCATCAACCGCTCAATGGTAAATGCATTGCCCTGTGTGGTTTCATACGTGTCGGTGGCTTCGTCATAAGTGCGTTGTCGAACCCGCATGTTACTTACAAAGTTGGGCTCTTGCATTCTTGGACGATCGTAATCAAGTCCTGTGATATAAAATGTCATCAACGGTGTTGACGGCATATCATTGGCTGAGTTTTGTTGCATGATCGTTTGTGCTTGTCGACTGGCATCGCCATAGCGAACTGGCACACGCACTAGGGTATCGTTGATACCAGCTTGGTTTCTGCCATACTCAACGCTGAAGTTACTGAAAATTCTAGCAAACTGTAATAAGAATCTACGTATCTGTTCGTCATAAAAGAATTGTGCCATTTATCGTCCTGGAGGTCTTGGATTGGGTGGTGTAATATTCCCGCCTTGGCTACCGTTGTCGGCCTGTGGCTTGAGTATTTGACTCAAACTTTGACGACTTGGAATGTTGCCTTGATCTGTGGTAGCAACAGTATATGTATTGTTAACAAAGCCGGCACGTTGAGTCAATGCGCCCGATGCCAAGTCAAGATCAGTGCGGACATTATCTTCAATCTTGACCCAACTTGCACCACTGAATCTAAACAGTCGATTGGGGAAATAATCTAAACGCAAGGCATAATCGCCGGCAACTGGATTGGGTGGAAAGCTCACACCCGGCGTCACTGGCAAGCCATTGGGTGCTTGCCCATCTCCAGTTAGGTAACCCATGACATAGCCAAAGCTCTTGGGTGTTGTACCTTCTCCAGTTGATGTGCTGTCCACAGTAGGATAAGTATCGTCAGCAGTGAGTCCGGCTCCTCCAGGTTGTCCGGCAGCAGTTGGTAATATATAGAATTTTGTAACGTCATAACCACTGAGTGGAACATCAGCCTGAGCCTGTACCAACAATGCATCATTGATTTCCAGATCTTTGGGTCTGGTACTCATTTGATCACCCACTGTAGTGGGTGTTGTTACTTCTTGCCAGTAATTAGTGTCAGTGATATCAGTTCCTGCTGGCACATTTTGTTGTGCAACATAATAGGTACCACCATTGTTAACTGTCTCGCCCGACGGATAAAAATTACCCGAATCCCAGATGTTTTCCGGCATAAATGGTTGGTCAATGATTTGGCTATACTCTTGAGCGTTGACCAACGGTGTGGCTTTGATACGCCACAGGTGTGGTAACCAAGTTTGGCTAAAGCCTTCACTGGCATAGTTGCCATCCTGTATCACATAATATCTAGGCAATGCATTAGGTATTGCACTATTCAATGGATGGTAGTCTTTTAAATTAGGAACTTCAATAACATCACCCACCATGAGTTTGCGTCCAAAAGTGTCAATCATGTTGTTGTAGTGAAATGTAATAAACAAGGTATCGTTGTTTAAAAATAGTCCAAATTGTGTCAGGTCAAAGTCAACGTCTTGTGTACGATAAACACCACGCATGATATACACGTCCGGGTCATAGGCTCGATCACGGTTTTCCAACAACAGCAAATCTTCAATAAACAACGGATTGGTAGTGTCGTAGGTTGGCAAGGTAGCGTCACCAGGATTGTTGGTCTGTTCTGGATCTACTATAGGCCCAAGATACTTGTGAATATAGATGTCAATTCCGCCAACAGTAAACATTTCTTTGATGGTGCGATCAAAGAATCGATAATCGTTGGTTTTATTAGGGCGGTAAAGGCTCAGGCGTGGAATTTTAATTCTCCTATATATAGTATTTAGCGGTTAGATTGACTAGTAATTCAAAAGCTCGTATAATTACAAACA